GCGCGCGTGACGGCGATTACGAAGCGCTGTGTCAGTTGCGTCACCGTAAGGAGTTCGTGGTTGGGATGCATCTTCCTCATGGGCACCCGCCGCTCAGAACTGCATGGGGTCTGAGGGGGCGATCGGGGCCTTGACGCGCAAGCCTCGGAAGGCACGCGCTGTCCTCTCCCGGTCGCGGACGAAGTTCCGGTTCAGCAGACTGTCCGAGAACCGCCGTACCGATCCGACGTATTCGCCGTTGGCTTCCGCCCAGGCCCTCCAGCTTGCGAACAATGCGGCGGTGGTCTCCACGTGGTTCGCGATGCGCTCGCAGCACTCCTCGATCCAGCGCCCCAGCGCGTCCTCGGCCTCGAAGTATTCGTCGGTGGCGGCCAGGACGCTCGCCGGAGGCCGGAGGCCGATCCGCTGCCATTCGAGGCAGCCCTTGATCGCCCAGGCCAGGATGCCGTCGCGCTCCGCCAGCAGCCGCTCGGGCAGGCGCTTGTCGCGCTGGGCGGGCGGGATGGTGACCGTGAAGGGCACCATGTGCAGCCGCCGCCGCATCGCCTCGTCGACGTTGCGGATGGAGGGCTTGTGGTTGCCCGCGACCAGCAGCTTGAACTGCGGGGTGAACTCGAAGAAGTCCTGGCGCATGAAGCGCGCGGTGATGCGGTCGCCCCCGGTGAGCGCCTTGAGCTTGCTCTCCGCCCAGCGGCTGCCCTGCTCGGTCTCGATCGAGGTGACGATGCGGGCGCCGCGCAGCCCGGCCATGTCGGTCGGGTGGCGATCGCCGCTGGTCGCCATGAACATGTCCATCGGCGCGACGGTGGCGTAGTCGCCAAGCAGGGCCGTCAGCGTGTTCGCGAACACCGACTTGCCGTTGGCGCCGGTGCCGTAGAGGAAGAACAGCGCGTGCTCGGTGGTCACGCCGGTGAGCGCATAGCCGACCACCCGGCGTAGGTAGGCCTGCAGCTCGAGGTCACCGCCCGTGACCTGGTCGAGGAAGGCGAGCCAGGCCGGGCAGTCGCCGCCCGGTGCCGCGCTGGTGATCTTGGTCATGCAGAGGCTGCGGTCGTGCGGGGCGAGCGCGCCGCTGCGCAGATCCACGATGCCGGCCGGCGTGTTCAACAGCCAGGGATCGCGGTCCCAGACCTCGGCGGTGGTGGCGTGGCGCCGATCGGCGCGGGCGAGGCGCTCGACGGCGGCGACGGTTGCGGCCTGGGAGAGCTTCGTGCGGACCCTGGCGTTGTTGGCGCGGTTGGCCGCGGCGCGGCAGATGTGGCGGGCGAGATCGAAGGCGCGCAGCGTGCCCTCGCGCTCCCAGCGCGTTCCGGTCCAGGTGAGCCAGGCGCCCCAGACGGCGACGTGCCGCCAGTCCTCGCCGTGTCGCCGGCTGAACTCGGCGGCGAGGGCGTCCTCGGTGAAGCCGATCGGGAGCACGCCGTCATCGCCGGTACCGTCGCCAACGACCTCGCCATGCGCAGGGTCGGCGGCGCCCGCACCGGCATGGCTGGCCTCTGCCCTGCGCCACAGTCGCTCCGCCTCCTGGCGCAGGCGCTCCTCGGGCCAGGGCGGGGTGATGCGGGCGGCGTTGTAGTCCTGGATCTCCTGCCAGGCCTGGGCGGCGGTGACGACGCCGTCCTGGCAGCGGCGGATCCAGTAGCCGATGATGCGGGAGAGCGCCTCGAAGCGGGTGACCCCGTCGGCACCGCCTTCCCGAACCTGCTGCCCGAAGAGTTCGGTGACGTCGCCGCGGCCAGCATCGTTGAAGTCGAGCGGGTCTTCCGTCGTGTCCGGCGCCACCTCGCTGCCCACCCCCGGGAGCGGCGGCATGGCCAGCACCGCCTCGGCGAACTCCGCGAGGTCGCGGCCCACGCCGCCCGAGGAGAGGATGGCGACCAGCCTCGGCTGCCCGCCCTTCGCATGCACCGAGCCCGCGACGCGGATCGGCTGGTGCGCCGAGCGGAAGGCCGGATCGCCGCCGACCTTCGCCGCGATGGCTTGCCGGAGCCGGCAGACGGTCGCGAGATCCCCGCCGGTGGCCGGCTCGGTGAGCCGCCAGTAGAGGTGGAGCTTCTCCTGGCCCTCCGGGGTGACGCCGCCAGAGGCGACCTCGAGGCTGGGCGGGCCCAGGTGCTGAAGGAGGTATGCCCGCTTGGCAGCGATGTCGCCGCCGTCGAGATCGACCAGCACCACCTGCATCTGCACGACGTGCTCGGCACTGGCCTGGCCGGGTGCGACGACCGTGCCGGGGATGACGTAGAGCGCCATGCCCGCCTCGGCGGCCCAGCGCGCCTGGACGGCGAGCTTCGCCGGCAGTTCGGCATCGGCGGGCAGGAAGGGGGTGTGCGGCGCGCGGTCGGGCCCGCCCTTCTCGGCCAGCGCCCGGACGGCAACCCAGCCCTCGCACCAGCCGAAGACCATCTCGGCATAGGCCGCGATCATCGCGGCATCGGGGGCGACTGGCATGGGCGGGGTCCCCTCGGCGGCGCTCATGACCAGCACCGCCTGCGCCAGGGGCATCGGCTGCACTCGATGTGCTCGGGCTCGGCGGCGATGCGGGGCAGCCACTCGCCGGCGTCGCAGGCCTGCAGGACGCGCACCGCCTTGTCGCTGGTGGCCTGGGCAAGCGCGCCGTCGAAGGGCACCAGCTCGTGGTGGAGCTCGGCGGTGTCCTTGTTGACGGCGGTGAACAGGGCCGGCGTCTCGGTCAGGCCCATATAGGCCTGGTAGAGCGCGATCTGCGCCGCGTAGAGCGGCTTCGCCGCGACGACGCCGCGCCGGACGATCTCCTTCCAGTTGCGCGCGTTGGCCGACTTGCACTCCCACAGCGCCGGCACGGCGACGACGCCGATCGCCTGGGGCGGGGCCGCGACCACGACCCCGTCGATGTGCCCCTGGATGCGGCCGCCGGCGACGGAGAAGCCGAACTGCTCGCCGGCGCGGCTGCGGGTGCGCAGGTCGAAGCCGGCGCGGCGGAGCCAGCCGATGGCCAGATCCTCGAACACATGCCCCACCGCGAAGACGCGGAGCGTCTGGCCCGAGAAGCCGGTGTCCGGGTCGCGCGGGACGTCGAGGAACTCGTACTGCAGACGCCGCGCGCAAGCGTCGCCGAGGCGCGAACCGCCGAGATACTCGCGCCGCGGGCGCGTGCCGTTCTCCGCCACCAGCGCCGCATCGATTAGTGCGTTGATCGCCTCGGCCGCGGTCGGCGGCTTCTGGCGGTGGTTGAAGTCGAGGCTGCCGTCGGCCATCATCGGGCTCCCAGCGCGCTCGCGCGCTGGGGTCCCGAGAACGGCACCTCCGGCGACGAGGCGGTAGCGCAGGCGCGCATCGCGTCCTGGAAGGCGCCGACGCCCACCTCCGCGAGCGTCAGCACCTGCTGCTCCGAGAGCGCGTTGAGCGGCGTGGTCCAGCCGATCTCGGCCATCACCTCGGCCATGGCGCGGATCGCGGCCCGCAGGGCGGCGCGCTCCTGCTCGGTGAGGTCAACCATGGCCGGCGCCTCCCGGGCGGCGCGCTGCGTCCACCACTCCTGGCAGGGGATGGAGCAGAACGACACGGAAGGCCGTGGCGGCCGCGACGGGGTCGGGTCGAACCAGCCGAAGCCGCGCGCCGGCCGCCGGCAGACGACGCAGAGCGAGCGCGGCGCTGGGGCGAGCGGCATCGCGCGGCAACACCCTCATGCTGCCCTCCCGATGCCGTTCGGGAAGACCGCGGCCAGGATCTGCGCCCGGTGCCAGAGGAAGTTCAGCCGGCAGTTCGCGGCGTATTTCGACAGGCCGAAGTCGAGCGCAGGATCGGCGTCCCCGGCCTGGATGAGCAGCTCGCGCTGGCGCGGGCTGGCGGGGTGGTTCAGCCAGAGGCGGCTCTTGGTCGCCGCCGCGCTGGTCTCGGCCTGGCGCAGGAAGTCGTCGGCTCCGGCCAGGACCTGGGCACGCTCGCCGACCCCGAGATGCCGCAGACGCCCCTGGCGCAGCTTGCCGACGGCGTGCCAGTGCTCCCCGTCGAAGAACACCCCGGCCCACGCCTCGAAGCCGGAGGCGATCATGGCCTGGCCGTCGCCGTGCATGTCCCACCAGCGGAAGGGCGAGCGGTCCAGCAGGTCGATCTCGGTCAGCCCGAAGCACTGCAGGGGGCGCTTCTCGCGGAGCTTTCGCTCCCAGAGGTGGCCGCAGAAGGGGCAGGCGATGGTGCCGAGCGGCACTTCCGCCGCGCAGTCCGGACAGGTCTTGTAGGGCGCCTGTCCCGGCTCGGGCTCCTCCTCCTCGGCGAGGGTGCCGTCGTGCTCAATCGAGCCATGCCGCTGCGCGGCCCCGGCGAAGTCGAGGACGACGCAGTCGGTCTTGATGACGCCCGGGAAGCGCTCGGGGTCCACCTTGCGCAGGCCCCGCCCGACCGCCTGGACGAAGGTGCCGCGGTAGAGCATCGGCCGGAGCACGACGATGCAGCCGACCGGCTGACTGTCGAAGCCCTCGGTCAGCACCATGCAGTTGGTGATCACCTGCACCTCCCCGCGGTCGAAGCGGGCGAGCAGCGCGGCGCGGTCTTTCGCCGGCATCTCGCCGGTGACCGTCGCGGCGGTGATCCCCGCGGCGCGGAAGGCGTTGGCGACTGCCTCGGCATGGGCGACGGTGGCGCAGAAGGCGATGGTGCGGCGGTCGCCGGCACGCTCGCGCCAGTGCTCGACCACCGCCTCGTTGACCACCGCCCGGTTCAGCACCTTGGCGGCGGCGTCCATGTCGAAGTCGCCGGCCGTCGCGCCGAGCTGATCCAGGTCGTCGGAGACGCCGAGATCGATGGTGAAGGTGCGGGGCGGCACCAGGATGCCGTCTGCGATCAGCGCGGAGATCGGCAGGTGGAAGGCGATGTTCGAGAAGGTCTTGCGAAGGCTCCGCCCGTCGCCGCGCTCGGGCGTGGCCGAGAGGCCGAGCAGCTTGAGCTTCGGATTGGCGGCGCGGGCGTCGGCGATGATCGCCTGGTAGCTGTCCGCGGCCGCGCGGTGGCACTCGTCGATGACGAGGTGCGAGACCTTGCCCATGCGGGCGCGCCGCGCGGAGCGCGCCAGCGTCTGCACGCTGCCGAAGACGATCTGGCCGGACCAGTCGTCGCGCTCGGCCTTCACCACCGAGGCGGAGAGGCCTGCGACGCGGCCGATGGTCGCGCGGTTCTGCTCGATCAGCTCGTCCGTGTGCTGCAGCACCAGGAAGCGGGAGGCGGGCTCTGACGCCGCCTCCTCGCCGATGTAGAAGCCGGCGACGGCGGTCTTGCCGGCGCCGACCGGCAGCGCGACCAGCGTGTTGCCGTGCGCCGCGGTCTTGGCGCGGGCGGCGTCCACCGCCGCCCGCTGGTAGTCGCGCGGGATCATGGCGGGCCTCCCGCTCAGCGCGCCCAGAAGGGCGCGTTGCCCGCCGGGGCGGGAGGCTGGGCCGGCTGGGCGGCGGCCCAGGGCGGCGCGGCGCCACCGCCCGCCGGCGTCGTCGGGCCGGGCAGCATGGGCTGCGCCGCCCCCATCAGGCGGGCGTAGTCGGCATGCTCGGGCCCGATCGCGGCGGCGATGACGTTGCGCCCCGGGCCGCGCGGATCGTCGCGGTCCTTCTCGACGCCGATCCGGGCGAGGAACTCCATCCCGTTCAGGTCGCCATAGCCGCGGATGGTGCGCGCGGCGCGGGCGCGGTCGGACGTGTCCTTCGAGGCGATGCCGCGCGCGCTCTCCAGGATTCCCCGGATCAGGGCGCGGCCGCGATTGGCGTAGGTGTCGTCGCCCTGGCCGCCCCTGCCGCGCAGCCCGACGCGCGTGAAGACGCGCCACCGCGCGTGCGGACCCTCCAGGATCACCGCCTCGGTGTTGAGGTACTGCGCCTCGCTGATGCGGCTCTGCGTCACCCAACCTTCCGGGCCGACGCCGCCCGGTCGGATGGTGAGGCGGACCTTCACCAGCGTGCCGGCGGGGATCGGCTCGAAGGCGTCCTGCTGCGCCTCGGCGCCGTTGAAGTCGTGCGTGAAGCTGCCGGACATGGCTCAGCCCTCCTGCGCCGTCGTCGTGTTGGTGGGTGTCGCGGGACCCGCCGCGGGCAGTGCGACCTGGAACTGCGCCGCGGGCGGCGATGCGAGCGGACGGCGGATCTTCTCCATCAGCCGGCCGAGATGCGGCTCCTCGACGGTCGCGAGGCGGCCGCTGCGGTCCTTCGCCGGGTAGCCGAAGGGATTGAGCGTGGTGCAGATGAAGGCGCGGTACGGCGCCTCCTTCTCGCGCGGCACCTCGGCGAGGGTGATCACCTCATCGACGATCCCCGGCAGTTCGAGCCCGGTCTTGCTCCCCTCGATCTGCAGCGAGAAGTAGGGGCGGTTGAAGTCGTCGAGCTGCCTGTTGAGCAGGCCGACGAGCCAGACGTTCTTGTCCGGCACGTGCTGCAAATGCGTCAGCCAGCCGATCATCTCCTGGCCGAGCAGGCCGTAGGCGCCGCGCAGGTCGAGCCTGCCGCTGCGATCCGACACCGCCTGCGGCTGGCCCTTGCACCAATGCAGGCAAAGGCGCGAGGCGACGGTGATGCTGTCCACGAAGATGGTGTCGTACTTCGCCAGCTGCTCCGGGCTGCCGAAGGCGGTGCAGACGCGCTGGTAGTGCGTCGCGTCATAGGGCTGGTCGGGCCGCATGGCCGGGTTCGGCCCGCCGATCCAGCAGGCGAGGTCGCGCGCCATCTCCCAGCTGCGCACGCGCACCTCGTCGCCGGGCCAGCCCTGCACGGCGAGCTCGCCCGCCTCGAGGTTGACGAACAGCGTCCGCGCCGCGTCCAGCGTCCACAGCTGCGAGGTCTTGCCGATGCCGGAGATGCCGGTCAGCACGCCCTTGATGCCGCGCCGCTCGGCCAGGCGCTCGTCGGCGGTGATGATCCGGAAGCCGCCCGGCTGCGTCTGGTTGAAGGGCGCGCTCACTTGCGGCGCTCCTCGAGGCGGACGGCGGCCTCTACCGCGAGATCGGCACCGCGGGCACCGGCGCGCCGCGCGCGGTCGTGCAGCTGCCGCAGCGCGGTGACGCGGCGGTAGATCGCGTCCGCCTCGTCGCCGAGCGCCTGGATGGCGAAGGCGACGTCGTCCACCGTCGCGTCGGTGAGTGCCTTGCTGAGCGGCTGGCCGTACTCGCCAAGCTCGCCGGTGCGGAAGCTGTCCGGCAGATCGGCCAGGGCGTAGGAGGACTCGCGGAGCCGCTGCAGCGGCGTCGTGGTCTTGAACATCAGAGCGTGACTCCTTCGTCGTCGCGCTCCTGTTCCGTCGATGAAGGCGCTGCCGGGCCCCGACGCGGCGGAGCAGACCGTCCCGGTATTCCCGCCTCGCGGCGGTGTTGCATTCCCGGGAAGACCCGGCAGGAGAGCCGGGTGCGATCAGGCGGCTTTGCGGGCGTCGGAGACGGCGGCGCTGGAGGTGCGCAGCTGCGCCGCTTCGAACGCCTCGATGTCCTCGAG